AAGAAGGACATGCCTATATGGTAACAATTAGGACAAATCAACTTCTTAGGGTCTATCATAGACCTCCTGGCTTGTTATTGTGACTTAACTATCTCACTTAACTCTTTAGCCCTATTAGGACTATCTGACCTTGCCCATTTACTATCGAGCATCTCCTCACCAGCCATCTTAAAGTTATCATCTTTTATGTATTGTATTGTTTTTCTAAATTTTCGTACTCCAGAGAATCCTATCTGGAATATCATGTTTATAAGTACTTCTCGTATAGCTTTTGGCTTTTCAAAAAACCATTCACTCCAATCATCATGATTGCCTATACTTTTAATTATATTATTTATTTTTCCATCTAAAATGAGGTCTGCAATTTCACGATCCATCACCAAATCTTTTATAGCAAAGCCATACCCTATAGTGTCAAACCCATTTGAGCATTTATATACACGAGGTTCAAATCCTTCGTGGTGTGCAATCTGTTTTTTTAAATTATCAAGATTCATCTTCTGTCCAATCTGATTTAGCAAGTTCTGTTAATATCTCGCTATGGCTATAGGTTTTCATGCCATCAAAGCATGCAGGTGTGTCGCCATTCCATTTAAGTATTGCTTTAGTGCCATCTAATGATTTTCTTAGCCCACTTATAGATGGTTGTATTGCACTTTCTACCATTTCATCTGTTATATCAGATACATTTACAATTACCCATTTTCTATTACTATAATCCATTATGGCGTATCTCCTTCAAACCGATTTGCTGTATCATAGTTCTGTAAAGCAGCAGGATTACCACTTACTTCTCGAACAACTAAATTGTCAATTATTGCAGCATTTGAGTAAGTTCCTGTTGGTGCGTAGAGTGTGATATATGTTTGCTTTGCCATAAAATAACAATGAAATCTACCTGTTTGACCCTGTGGCACTAACATGGGGTATGGATCACCTTGATTAACCTGAATTGTTGTGCCATCATTTGAGGTACAATCTACATCAACTCTATACATTTTACCTGTAGTAAAGATGCTTGCTCTATTTATTTGCCCATAAGTACCACTACCAAGAAACTTTCCTACGTTATCCTCAACAATACTATGACTTGCTGATATTGCCCAATAACTTGGGTCTGAAAAATTACCTTCCCCACCAAGTAAATCGCTTCCTAATGTTGCATTCGTTTCATCACAAACAATTCCTGTATATTCGTGTTGAGTTTGTTGTGTGTCCAAAACCCCATCACCCATACGCCACCACGCTTTTAAGTTAGATGAGCATATGCCTTCTTTGTGATTATAAGGCTCTCTGCCATTGTATAGTGTTTTTATTTCTGATGCTGATAGTCCTTTATCATATTGCACTGCTTCAGAAATATTAGCGTTCATTGGGTTTTGCATAGTCCCACCATTATTTCTTGATCCTATTGTAAATCCATCAGTTGGATTAGTGGCAGATGCTTGAGTATAACTCAGGGTGTCTGCCATAGCCACACCATTTATATACAAAGTTGCTGTTCCATCTATTGCTGTTACAGCATAATGTAGCCATTGCCCTGCAACAGGCGTAGGCGTTATTGTAATATCATCCCTATTAGCATTTGCAACCCCTAAGAATCCTTTGCTTCCTGAAAAACCAAGATACCATCTTTTACTACTATGCGAACCCATTGTTTGTTGCCCAATAAAGTCACCCATTTTTACCCACATGGCAAATGTTGCATTTGTGTGTATGTAGTCAGGCTTGAAATCTGTTAATAAATGCTCATCAGTACCATCAAACGAGAGTGAGAACTCATCTCTGAATTTATCGCCACCCATTGTTGTTATTCTGCGTGAGGGAAACATTAGTCTTTGACCAAACCAAATCTAAAAACAATATCTTCGCCTGAGCCGATAACAATATCTCCACCACTTGAATTAACTACGCCAAAATATAGGCGTTTCATTGTAGAACTTGCTTGTAATACTACTCCAATATTAGCTTTAGTGCAAACCTTACAACCACCAATGTCTACCCAATTAGATAATTCTACGATAGATAGGCTATTATCACCCTCTGCATCAGTAGTATTAATTGCACTTCCCACTGTTCCTAAATCAGTTCCACCACCCTCACTAAATATAAGATATATAGTTCCACCAGTATCTGAAGTATCTATTGCTGTAATAGATTGTAAAATACAAGAACCACCATTTACAGCGACTGCATTCTCAATCATTTCTTGCTCTGCCATTAAATCACCAGTTGAATATGTGGCTTCTGCAATATCAGGTGCTACTGTAATTAAATCAACTGACATCTTGTTAAGTTTTTCTGCTGCGCTATATCCTTTTAAATCTGTTTCTGCCATTATTTCTCCTTAGTCTTGTTCTTCTTGAAAATTTTATCGTAATTTTTTTTATATTGCTCGTCTGCCAAGTCTATTCTAAGCCAGTCACCTTTTCCATTCCTATTAAGGTCTCCCTTTTTTCTAACCACCCTGTACTGGCCTGTAGTCGAATTTAAATGTGGATCTGCAGCCATTCTACTTTTCCTCTTTCTTCGCTTTTTTAACCACCTTCTTCTTTTTCTTAGGCTCTTGATATAAAGTGTAGTCTTTCATTCCATTAACTCTTACCCACTGGCCTGATTCAATTAAATTTTTAGCCTCTTTTGTTTCAGAGTCTTTTAGTGTAGCTATGTTCCCACCAATATTTTTTAAATATATCATATGTTCTCCATTTAAATAAAGGGGGCAGTTGCCCACCCCCTTTAGTATTAACAACTTACTGATTATGAAGCATTAACAAAATTAAGTCCCATTTTGTTTGTTGAGCTATCTAGTAGTTTAACTCCATATATCATATCTGCAATCACTTTAGTACCAAGGTAATCAACATCGTACTGTGACTGTAGCCTTACATCCTGAGATGCAGCAAAGGCACAAGCCTCTGGTACATATACAGCACCACTTCTATTTGTTCCCCCAGTAGATATGGCTTGAGAGAAAAATACATCCATGCCATATATAAGCCCTACAGCACCATTAGAAACGTGGCTTCCACCAGCAGCAGAACCACCACCAGGTATTGCATCAGCTCTTGTGAAATAAGAACCCATACCTGCTGTTGGATTTAATATGTCTGCAAGTAGCAAGTGATTCACTGCCATTGAACATCTATTTGGATCGATATCTAACTCATAAAGATTAGCTAATATGCTTTCTAGGTCACCAGTAGCCATAGCATCGTCTGCTGTTAGAGTTACTGTTGTTTGAAATCCATCTAGCTCTGCCCAAAGGTCTGTCTCAACTTTTCTAGCTAAAGACTCACCAAACATTTTAGCATATTTGCTGATTAGTTCGTATTGAGCCTGAATTACTGCGATGTCTTCAAATATCTCAGCTTGATAGATGTGAGATGTTATTGGAAGGTTTACTGCTGTTACATCGTGAGGCTGAGGTGTAGAGCCTTTGTTAGTATCCCAAGTAACTGCAGCTGAGGCGCCTTTATCTTGCGCTGTCTGCATTAGAATTGCAGGGATATTAATAGAGTCACCCTTGTTCTTAACTAGAGAGCTGTAATCACTAACAGAACCTCTTAGTTTATTTGTTTGCATAAAAAAGCTGTAGATTGCATCAGCCCATAAATCTGGGATAAATCCACCAAGCGAGGTTGTATCTAGTAAATCACCTGCTGCCATTCGGTCATTACCCATCGGGCCATTCTGCACCCAACCATTAATGTTATTTAATAAATGATTCATTGTTTCTCCTTACCTATAAAGGTAGTTTAATTTTGCTTACTTCTATCCCTAGCTTGATTAACAATGTCACCCCAGTTATCTCTTAATTCATCGGCCGATAACTTAGTCCAATCTTTCGGAAGTTCTTTATGACCCCTTGGATTTCCAGCCACTTCTGGAGCATTAGGCTTAGAAGAAGTAATTTTTCCTGTTACATACTCAAGAGTATCAAGATCGAGTGCTGCTAATCTTTCTCTCTCTTCTTCAGGGGCTGATTCTAATAAAGTGTTTCTTCGATTCTCTTCATACTTGTTCCACTTCTGTGCAGTATTAGATAAACTCTCATTCTCAGAAGACACTTTTTCATAAAGCGATTTAAAGTCTTCCTTCTCTTTGAGTTTAGCTTCTTCTGCACTAGCAAGCTTTTTTTCAAGTTTAGCTAATCTTTCCTCAGCTTCCTGCGACCTTTGACGATACTTTTTATTCTCAAGCACCAACCCTTTGATATCGGTCGAATTATCATTGGTTTCTACTGTAGGTTGCTCACTTACTGTTTCGCTAACCTCTTGACTATTTTCTTGTGACATACTGCCTCCATTATATAGTGTTTTTTTATAGTAAATATACAATATCTTGTATAATTCCTATAGCGTAACTTATATTATGTTGGGTTATAAATGCAAACATTTAATAACAATCTAAAAAAATTTAAGGATAAATGGTTTGATTTTATGGGGTATAGCCCTCATAATGGTCAAATTAAATTGCACTTTCCATCGAAGGAAGATGCAAGGTTTTTTGTCATGGTGTGTGGTCGTAGGTTTGGAAAATCAACAGCAGCAGCTATGGAAGCAACTTATTACGCATCCCAGCCTGATAAGCGAATATGGCTTGTTGGATTGTCCTATGATAAGGCAGATATCATGTTTAGAGAAGTTTGGAAGCGAATGGTCGTTGGTAAAGCTAATGATATAGACAAGGCCTCAGAGAAAGAACGATATATACGCTTCAAATGGGGTAGCGTAGTAGAAGCAAAGTCAGCAGATAACCCAGATTCTTTAGTGGGGGCTGGACTTGATCTACTTGTTATTGACGAGGCAGCTAAGGTTAAAAAGAAAATATGGGAGATGTATTTATCTCCTACCCTGGCAGATAAGAAAGATAGTAAATGTATTTTTATTACTACCCCAGAAGGATTTAATTGGATATATGACCTTTATTTGTTAGGTCAGTCTGATAAT